CATGATGATGTGAAGTCAGAGAGAGTTTACTTAGCCAGCCTCAAGGGCTGCAACTTTGGTCTCTAAGGTTTCAATTTTGGCGATTGCTTCCTGTAATGCAGCCGTCAGCAATGGCACGAGCTTGGATTGATCGATACCTTGCATCACAGCGTTGCCGTCATCATCGACTTCGTTATGCGTTCCAGTGACAGCTTCTGGAACAACTGTTTGCGCTTCGTGTGCCAAAAATCCATCAACAGTTCGCTCAGGGTGACTAATAAAGTTGAAACGTTTAGGCAGTAGCTGCTTAACACGATCAATCGCACCATCGATATCAACAACGTTTTCTTTAACACGATAGTCAGAGGTAGTGTTGTAGGTAACAGTTGAGCCATTAGTTTCAATGGAGCCTCTATTGGTTCCATCAGACCTGAATAAGATTAAATTTTTAGCCCCCGTAAGATTATTGATGTTAATAACTGAGGCGTCTGTATTGGATGTGCAATTTGTAAGCAAGCCATTGGCGTTGCAAACAATGCCTACAGTTCCGGAACTGCCATTGGTTTGGCCCACCATAAAGTTACCAGAACTGTTGACCCGCATCCGCTCGCTGGCATTTATGCCAAATTTCATCACATCGTTATCATTTTCATAGTAGATGTATCCAGCATCGTCGTTAGAAGAATCACCAAATTCAATTCGTGACTCTGATGTGGTTCCAGATTGAATGCTTAACAGGCCAACACCGCCTGAGTCAATTTGTATTGTCTGAGCTGAGGAGCCACTGCCATCATGAATATGTAATTTCCTTCCTGGCGACGAATTTCCAATGCCAACATTTCCAGAGCTGTCTATTCGCATCCGCTCCGTATTGTTTGTGCCAAATAAAATATCTAAGCCCTGTTCGTGAAAAATTACGCCATTGCGGTCATCGTTTTGTGAAATATAGAAACCATTTGCAGTTGTGCTGTCATTAGACCACTTGAGTTTTTGCTGTGGGAAATTTGATGCTGCTTCTTGCTTGAAAAGCACATCTCCATTACTGTTAATTCTGAGTTGCTCCGTCGGGCTGCTTCCACCGTCCGCTGTGGTAAGAAACTCTAGGCGTGTTGGTTTGTCACCATTTGCATGAGTTCCATCTGCGTTGGCTGCTATACGAGCACATTCTTCATAACCACTGTCGTCGTTTCCGTAAAAACGAATTAACCCAATACCGTTTCCCGCGGTAACACTGGTGTCATTCCTGCCAATAGCTAAAGTACCGCCAGCATCAGCTGCAATTTGAACTTTAGCGTTTGTATTGTCAAAAATTGGGCTAGTTGCCCCCACCAGGAGCCTGCCACTTGAATCGATGCGTGCTCGCTCGTTTCCTCCTGCATAAAAATTTAAGTAGTTACCGCCACCACCAATAAAAGCTGAACCTGCGTTATCAGTTAGTTCGATTGAAACTTCACTATCTGTAGATTCAACTTTTAGAGCAGTATCAGTGGCACCAGAATTAATGTGGAGCTTGCGATCAGGTGATGATTCTCCTATGCCAACGCGATCATTCCCTGCATCGACAAACAGCATGTGAGTGTTGCCGTTTGACTCCACGCGGAAGTCAAAGTCATTGCTTTCGTCGTTGAATACAGCTTCAGCAGTTTGAATCTTGAAACGCTCTACACCGTCAGTGGTAAAGCCAATTTGATTAGCAGCGCCGCTGTAGATCCCAGTATTAAGGTCGTCAGCAAATGCAAGGCCAGGCGATGCTGCTGAGCCGTCCTCAATCAGCATCGTGCCGTCAAGCTCTCGCAGCGTAACCCAGCCGTCGTTAGAGCTGTTCCTAATCTTTAGGACATTGGCGTTAGTGTCTGCCCACCATTGAAATGCGTAAGTCGTCCCAGGCTCAGAACTGCCGCTGTTGTTGCTGACGATTGCCGCAAGGGCGTTATTCAAGTCAGAACGGACCGCAGCTCCCGTTCCATTAGCAATCACATAATCGTGAGTAGCCATGCCTCAGCCCGTTTTGGACAACATTGCTTCTATGTTAAACCGCCTTGCCATAGCCCACAGCCGCGTAGGTGAAATTCCTGTCAACGTTGGCATCACTGCTATTCAAGATGTCCACGTCAAAGCCAGTAGCACTGACATTGCTGACGTTTAGCCGCTCACCGTTGCCGAGGTTCTGAACCGTTACCGCAACACTGGGCAGATAAGCGTTTGTTCCACCAAGCGATGCCGTGCCTGTGAAGAACGCCTTGTCGAAGGTCACGCTCTTGGTGCTGGTGCCTGAAGCGATCGTGCCGTTGCTGTTTTCTTGACGCCGCTGGAACGTTGCCTCGTAACCCAGCTCGTCAACCAAAATGTTTTGACCCGTGTCGGAGCTGCTTAGCTCTGCTTTGAACTGGAACGCCCTGGCCTCAAACGTTCCAGAGATAAATTCTTGCCATGCGCCGTAAGTCGGAGAACCTGATGGGTCGTCGTTCGTGCTTCTGAAATACAGCTTGGCATTTACTGCGTCAGCCTCATCACCATCAAAATCGCTCCAATCGTCTACGTTGGCGCTACGAGAATCGATCAAGGCATTCGGGAAAAATGCTCGCGTAACAAACCGGCGCTGAATATCCAGCGAGAACCGTGCGCCTAGATCAAGAGCATTGACAAATTGATATTCCCCAGAGGCCAACACGTCACCCATGTTGTCAAAATCATCAATCTCATCAAAGTCGGTCGCATCATCCAAGTCTTCATCACCATCAATGACCAGTGCGTCGAGATCTTCGATGTAAGTGCAGTCAGTCCTTGTCCCTTGGAACGGTGGGCTATCGAGATCTTCTCTACGGGTTTCAACCGCAAGTCGTCCCAGGGTGTCTGGGAACTGCATGATGACGCTAGTCGCATTCGTGCTCTTGTTGCCTAAATCATCCTCAAACTTGGCAAATATCTCACCAGCCACTAGCGGTACAATCGCCTCAGTTGAGTTGCCTGCAACAGCAGGGATGAGGTCAACAGAGTTAGGCCAAGTCGCTGTCCCATCAGTCAGGTTGCTGTGCTTAATGTGAACAAGGCCATTGACCTTCACGTCAAGGTCAACAGTCTTATCCCACCGCAGACGAGCACTGTTGGCACTTATTGCTTCAATCGACAAGTTTTGAACATCACCAGGCACTGCCGTTTTGCCTACAAGCTCAAACGTTGCCTCTGCAATATTGCTTTGTTTGCCTAAGAAGTTTCGTGCAAAAATTTCAACCGTTAGCGTTCCAGCGCGTAATGCCCGGAGGGTGATTGATGGAGCAGTGCTGGCTACTGCCGTGAAATTATCATCACCAATTTTGTACTGAACGAGAAAATCATTTACATTTATTCGATTGTGACTCCAGCTCAAATCAAAGCCGGTGTGAACGGTCTGACCCTCTTGGTATAAAAACTCAGTCCCTGTAAGAGCTTCTGGAGCGTCAGGAGTGCTAGAAAGGTTGGTTATATCTCGCGTTGTAAGCGAAACATTCTCTTCGATAGCGTCGTAGATTGACTCGTTATATTGAATTGCGCTAACGCCATACACGCCGTCACCGGATTCGGCTACAGACAACACACGGAACTTTTGAACCTGAATATCGGTGGTGTCGATCAGGTAAACGGCTGCTGCGTTGGGTGCTTCGCTAAAAGCCTCGTCAACAGTAATATCCGCTCCAGAAATGCTGGAGATTGTCTTAGTTTCAACCAAGCCTGTGGGCAGCAAAACCGAAAGCGTCGGGCTTGCTGAAAGACTTACCGACAGGTCGGTATCGCTATCAATCGTGATAACCGTTGTAGTTGCTGAGCTAACTCGTCCACTTCTGCGCGTTCCACCGCGCATTGGGTCGGCAATATCAACCACCATCCCTGGACGAAGGATGATGCCGCTTTCAATCGCAACTGCAAACTCACAAGTCTCAGTCAGATTCTGCTCTGACAACAACGTCCACTTGCCCAAACGATGTGCCTGCCCTTGGCTGTAACAACCAATGGCCTTGATGTCTTTTTTGATAATGCCGTGCTTGGCAACAGCAGCATGATCCTCTACATACTCGTACTCAAGATCACCACGGGTGTCGTATGACTGCCAAGCCACAACA